AAACAACGGAGGAGCTGAAGCTGAAGCAGGAAGAGGGACAGGCAGAACAGAGACAGGTGGACACAATCGTCTCCATTGCTAATAAGCAATCAGAGGACATCTTCCGGGAGATGATGAAGCCTATTTTCAAAATGATTGACAAAGCGGAGGACATGGATGAGCTGCAAAAGGTTCTGAAGGATGAAAAGAAGCTCCGTGAGTTGTATCAGGATATGGAGAGCCCGGAGCTTGAAGACCTGATACAGCAGGGCATCTATCTGTCACACCTGATAGGGAGGTCAATGGACTAATGGATGTATTGTATGGACTGACAAAGGACTTTGTCTTCAAGGAGGCGGTGGCGTTCCTGAAGGGGAAGAGAACACTGACAAGTGAAGAGTACAAGATGCTGTCTGATGAGAGCCGGGCAAAGGCTTTCACGGTGTCAGGATATACAAGTCTTGAAGTCCTTCAGGAGTTTCTTGACTGCCTGACAAAAGCAGCAGAAGAAGGGACCACCAAGGAGCAGTTCCTGGAAGATATGAACAGGTTCCTTGAGGAGCATGGATATGAGGGCATCAATCCTTGGAAGTGTGACAACATCTTCAGGACTAACATGCAGACCGCCCTCAATGCAGGACACTATAAGAGCATGACAGATGAGACCACAATGAAGCTAAGACCATATTGGAGATACCGGACAGCCGGAGACGGACATGTGAGAGAGTCACATGCAGTCATGGAAGGAAGAGTGTACCGGGCAGATGACCCTATATGGGATGTATGGTACCCACCCAACGGGTTCCGGTGCCGCTGCATGGTGGTGAGCTTGTCAAAAAAACAGGTTGAAAGGATGGGATTGCATGTTGAAACAGAGGCACCGTATGATGTGGACTACTCCACCGGAGAGATACTCACAAAGTTTCCTGACAAGGGCTTCTCCAATAACCCGGCAAAGACCGTATGGAAGCCGGACATGACCAATATATCTCCGGAGCTTAGGAAGATGTTTAGGGAGAGAAAACAGCCGGAAGATGGTGAAACAAAATGAGAGCCTTTTTAAGAGGCTGTGAGTGTTCGGATAGGTAAATCTAAGGATATTTACATTGAGAAGCTCTAAGGGGCGTTATAACGCGTTATAACGCTATCAGAAAGCAAAGGAAAGAGGTGAGCGGATATGGCAAAGCTGATTGCATGTGCCGGACAGGGCGTGGAGCTCTCCGGTGTGCCTACAGAAATCAAAATACTTCCCCTTGGAAGAGTACATTCCCAAAAGGGGGACTTCAATGTGGATGATGAGAGCTTTGAGCTCATCCGGAAACAGTTCAAGGACAGAAAGCTTGACCTTGTCATTGATTATGAGCACCAAACACTGTCAGATGTGCAGGCTCCGGCAGGCGGATGGATAAAAGACCTCTACAAAGGTGAAGATGCCATCATTGCAAAGGTGGAATGGACACCAAAAGCAGCCGAGTACCTGAAGAATAAGGAGTACAGATACCTCTCCCCGGTGGTATTGGTGCGAAAAAGAGACCAAAAGGCAACAGCAATACACTCTGTTGCACTTACAAACACACCTGCTATTGATGGGATGTTTGCATTAGTGAACTCCCTTGATATAGAGGACATTTCAGAAGGAGGAAATATCATGGACTTAAAGGAACTTGCAAAGGCATTAGGACTTCCGGAGACCGCAACGGAAGAGGAAATCAAGAAAGCGGTTGAGGATGCTGCAAAAGCAGCAGAGAAGCTCAAAGAAATGGATGGAAAGAAGCCGGGTGAAGGAGATGGGAAGCCGGGAGATGGTGAACCGAAGCCTGAAGGGGCTGACATGGTGGCAAACAGCACCATCCTTTCCATGCTTGGACTGAAGGCGGATGCCAAGACCGAGGATGTGGCAGCTTCCATCATGGCTCTGAAGGCAGGAGCACCGGATACACAGGCTGAACTCCTTGCACTCAAGCAGCGTATGGCTGAAAGAGATGCAGATGAGGAGGTTCAGAAGGCATTGAAGGCAGGAAAAATCACAGCCGCACAGTCTGAATGGGCTAAGTCATACGCCCTGAAGGATATGGAAGGCTTCAAGGGCTTTGTGGACAAGGCTCCTGTAGTAGTTCCGCAGGGCAAGCTTGACCTGAAGGATGCTCCGGCAGCTTCCAACTCTGATGAGGTGGATGTAGCCATCCTCAAGAACATGGGAGTATCCATGGAGGATGTTAAGAAGTACAACAAGAAGGAGGACTAAGAGATGAACAGAGCAGGAAACGAGAGAACCGGGAACCGGATGCTCAACATCCCTGTCAAGGGAGGAGCAGAACTGACAGAGGCAACAATGGCAGCCATCAATTCAGATGGTTATGCAGTAGAGGCAACTGCTTCCGCCGGGCTCCTGATTGCCGGATGTGTGCAGAGATATTGTGACAACCGTAACGGGGCAGATGGTGAGCAGACTGTCAGTGTGAAGCGTGGGACATTCGTATGGGAGAATGATGGAACCATCAAAGAGACTGACATCCTGAAGAAGTGCTACATCAAGGATGAGAAGACAGTGACCATCACAGCGGATGGCTCAAGTGTAGCAGGCACCATCTTAGAGGTAGATGATGATGGCGTTACAGTAGACATAACACAGGTATAAGGAGGACATGAAACATGATTGTTAATCAGGCAAATTTACACGGACTTACAGTGGGATACTCAACAGCTTTCAACAAGAGCTTTGATACCACACAGTCCAATTATCAGAAGGTTGCAACTGTGGTACCGAGCACCACAGGAGAGCAGGATTACAAGTGGCTTGGTCAGATGCCGGGCATGAGAGAGTGGATTGGTGAGAGAGAAGTACAGGCTCTTGCTGCTTATGACTACCTCATCAAGAACAAAAAGTTTGAGATGACCATTGGTGTACCGAGAGATGACATTGAGGATGACAAGTATGGAGTGTATACTCCTCTCTTCTCCAACATGGGAGAAGCTGCTGCATTGCATCCGGATGAGCTTGTCTTTGGTGCTATGATGAGCGGCTTCAATGAGAAGTGCTATGACGGGCTTTCATTCTTTAATACAGCCCACAAGGTAGGTAATGCGACCTACAGCAACAGAAGCAATAAGAAGCTGTCAAGGGAGTCCTACATGGAAGGAAGAAGCTCCATTATGAGCATCAAGGGAGATAAGGACAAGAGCCTGAAGCTTGTGCCTGACCTTTTGGTTGTACCTCCGGCATTGGAGGAGACAGCAAGGCTCATCTTGGAAGCAGACCAGATTGACGGTACCACAAACGTGCTGAAGGGAACAGCAAAGCTTCATGTAGAGCCTGCCCTTGCAGAGCATCCGGAGTATTGGTTCCTTCTTTGCACCAACCGCTTCCTGAAGCCTTTCATCTATCAGCTTAGAAAGAAAATCAAGTTCACATCCTTAACAAGAGACACTGATGAGAATGTCTTCATGTTGGATGAGTACCTGTATGGAGCTGATGGAAGAAGCAATGCAGGATATGGTTTTTGGCAGATGGCGTATGGCTCTACCGGAGAAGTAGAAGCACAGGCACAGGGATAAGAAGTAGGTGATTGGAATGTACTGTACTGTTGGAGAGGTTCTTGAAATGATAAAGGATGATATGAAGAATGTCATCATTGGAGATGAGTACATAGAAGATGAGCAGGAGCGTGAAGCTAAGATTGCAACACTATGTGAGTCTGCTATATCTGATGCTTGTGCCGAGATTGACGGGTACCTTGCCAAACGGTACAGAGTTCCCTTCACTAAGACACCACAGGTCATCAACAAATTTGCAAAAGACATATCTGTATACAACCTTGTATCAAGGACAGGTATAGATGAGAGTGACCGGGAGAAGACCTTCCTGAACCGATACAACGCAGCCATCAAGTTTCTGCTTGATGTGGCAAAGGGCATCATAAGCATAGGCGTTGAGGAAAAAGGAGGAAGCAGCGAAGCAGCCAATGGCTTCAAGATGAAGTCTTCAGGCAGGGTGTTCTCAAGGGACAGTATGAGAGGATGGTGATGGGATGTCGTCAATCAGGGCAGAGATGTCCGGAGATACTGATGAGCTGCTCCAACGCCTGAACCGATTGAGCCACCTTGAGACCCGTGGGGTTCTGAACTCCATAGCGGAAGGATTGAGGACTTCCACAGTGGAACGCTTCACGGAGGAGAAGACTCCGGAAGGTACAAGTTGGAAGCCATCCATCCGGGCACAGGAGGAAGGCGGCAAGACGCTCACCAAGACCACACAGCTCAAAACAAGCATCCGGTCAGAAGTGAGTGACAGTGGACTTGCAGTAGGTACCAATGACATCAGGGCTGCCACACACCAATTTGGTGATGAGCGGACAATAAGAGCAAAGAATAAAAAGTACCTCACATTCAAGATTGGTGGACAATGGAAGAGAGTAGCCTCTGTCAAAGTAAGCATACCACCAAGACCGTTCTTGGGTATCAGTGAAGAGGATGAGCAGGACATCAAGGACACCTTGGAGGAAATTTTTGAGGAGTAGGACATGGTAAAGGAAAGGAACTACTTAATAGAAACGCTGAAGAGCTCCGGCATCAAGAGTCAGGTCTACACCAATATGAAAAAGCTGAAGGCAGGAAACGAAGTCCACGTTGGTGCAGTATTGCGAAACGGTGAGACATTCGCACGCTCCGGCTCAAAAAAAACATACATAGACCAAGAGGGGCAGCGGAAGCGTAGAGTGAAGCTGTGGGACAGGAGCACATCACTCCATGTAGTGATAGCGGACACATCAGAGGAGAAGGTGGAGGAAATCCTTGAGAACTTTCTCCGAAACCTGAAGAAGGGAATTGATGTGGATGGTAACTGGGTGAATATCGTGGTAGGTGAAGCGGACTGGGTAGAAGAGGGTGACAGTATCCTGAAGGCGAAAGTAGCGGTACAGTTCGACATCACTTTTGAAGGCGGTATCTATCAAGATAGAGACATTAAGCCAATGGACATTGGCTCTGTCGGATAAGGAGGAATAATCATGGCAGAAACAAAACAGGCTGCATCCTTAATGAGCATTGAGGAACTCAAGCAGAAACTTGGTGTATCTGATGCGGTGTTTGAAGGAACGAAGGCAGCAAACGGATGGAAGAGTGGAAGACAGGTGGAAGAGAAAGAGTTCAAAGAAGCCTGTGAAGCCTTCCGGAAAGCCCCGGTTGACGGGAGTAAGAAAGACAAGGAGGCAAAGGGATAATGTTTGGAGATGTAAATGTAAAAGTCGAAGACGGGAACCTTGGGAGAAGCAGCTCCACGGGTACCGGGACATCAATCAAAATCGGCATTTCCAATGTGGAAAGCAAGTCACCTATCCTGATTAGTGGCACAATGAACGCCAAGAAAATCAAGGAGAAGGTTGGCAACACACCTCTTGCTGATGCCTGCATTGATGCGGTTGAGTGGGGAGCATCCTCAATCTATTGCATCCCGGTGAAAGCAGGGACAGCCGGAACCATTGGAAAAATCACGGAAGACAAAAAGGGATACGGTACCTTTGAGGTAAAGGGAAGCCCTAACAATGCCTATGACATTGTGGTTGAGGTAATGGATGCCGGAGAGTGCAATGAGGGAAGCTTCAGATACTCATTGGATGGAGGAAATACCTTCACAGAGGAAATGACAATACCTATCACCGGAGAGGCAGAACTGGCAACTACCGGACTGACTGCAAAGTTCACGGATGCAGAAGGCGGTGACAGCTTTATGGAGGGAGACCGTTTCACATTCTCCACCACATCACCGGCTATGAGCAATGAGTCAGTAATCAGTGCGGTTGAGAGCCTCATCAACAGCCCTCTTATGTTTGAGTTCGTTCATATCGTTGGAGTATCATCCAAGGCTTTGTGGGCTTCTTTGTGTACGATTGCCAATGACTTCCTGACTAAGTACAAGAGACCTCTGTTCTTTGTCTGTGAGGCAAGAGGAAAGAAGGCAGATGAGAGCCTTGAGGATTATGTGAACGCAATGCTTGAGGAACGGAAGGGCATCAACAATATCTACATGCAGGTTGTATGTAGCAATTCCCGTTATCAGAGAATGGATGGAAGGGTTCAGGACATCAACAATGCAGGAATTGTGACCGGACTCTATGGAAGAGCCAAAGAGTCACAGAGCATTGGAGAGGTGAAGAGCTTCCCTATCTCTGAAGCAAAGCTTCTCAAGCTCCTTCCTGAAGGAATTGAGGACTATATTGAGACCTTGGACAAGGCAAAGTATGTGACCATCAGGCAGTACATTGGCAAGGAAGACTACTATGTGACCTCTGCAAATATGATGTCACCTGAAGGTAGTGACTACTCCTATGCTGAAGATGTCAGGGTGTCGAACAGACTTGTCAAGGCTGTCAGGGCAAAGGCACTTGATGAGCTTCAGGTGGAGGTTGACCCCGGAGATATTGAGACAAGCATCACAAACATTCAGGAGCAGCTCAATACACCTGTGGAAGATGCAGTCCGTGATAAAGTCATCAGCTCCGGAAGCGTGACCATTGACACGGAGAACCTCAACATCCTTGTGGATGAGAAGCTTGACATCAATATCACTTATGTACCTATGGGACATGTGAGGGAGATGAACCTCACCTTTGCAGTAGAGAACCCTTATGCAGCATCTTAGGAAGGAGGTAGATACAGATGGCAAATAAGCAGTTAATCAACGGAAAAGTCTATGACTGGTCAAGCGTGACAATCACAGCTTCCGGCATGGAAAACATGGAACCCATGGAAATCTCCTATGACGATGAGCAGGAGAGTGAGCCTATCTATGGCAGGGGCGGAAAGATTAGAGGTTATGGTACCGGAAATCAGAAAAACTCCGTCAAGCTTTCCTTGCTCCGTGAGGACTTCAATGAGATGTGCAGGGTCATCCAGTCCAAGGGATATAAGAACTTCTACAAGTATGTTATCCCGAAGATTGTAGTGAACTATGCAGACGAAGGAGCTTCAACCTGTACGGATGTACTGACCAACATTGTGCTGTCGAAGCGTAGCTTCAAGGCGGCACAGGGAGATAAGTCCATGAAGGTAGACCTTGATGGTATCGCCATGGGCGGCATCAAAATCAATGGTCTTGATGCGTAACTAATAACAAAATAAATGACAAAAACGGAGGTATAAACCATGAACGAAACAAGAGAAGAGCAGCTCATTAATGCAGGAAAGGCTGCTGAAGCGGATAAGAAGGTAGATGTTGAGGCTCTGAAGAAAAAGTATGCAGCTTCAGAGGAGAAGGTCTACACGGTAGTTACAACGGTACAGGTGGATGATGAGACAGAGGATGAGTTCACATTCCTCTTCAAGAAACCGAAAGCAGCATCCTATGACAGATATGTGAAGACTATGTCTAACTCTGTGACAAAAGCATCTAAGAGCTTTGCTTTTGACAATATCATTGATGAGCAGAGAGACATGCTCAAGGAGACTGTGGAGGAGTATCCGGCTATCACTATCAGCCTTGCAGATAAGCTTCTCCGTATGCTTGGACTGGCAGATACGACATCAGTAAAAAAGCTGTAGAGGATGCCAAGGAGCGGTTCAAGAGCAGTTTTGTGAGCTATGGGAAGATGGTCATATATACCTATCTTCCCAAGGAACTGCTTCCGGAAAGCTTTGAAGACCTGACTTTTGAAGAGTTCTTTGAATTGTACGGTCAAGCGGACTGTGCAAGGGAAATGAGAAT